AGTTCCTATTACAGTAACTAGAGTATCAAGTACTTCATAAAAATTAACATATGTCATTCAATAGATTAGTAGCAGACGATTTTGTAGTATCCACAGACAGCATTACAGCTGGTTTATGGGGAGATAGTAGTACTCCAAACTTAAGTACTTTTATTACATCATCAGCTCAAGCAGCAGGATCATCAGGTAATTTTTACCTAAATGTATTTTCTGCAGGTACTCCAACAGCACCTACAGAATTAGAATTTGCAGTTACTTATGGTAACAGTGTTGGTGGAGGTTCATTATTATACGATCCTGCAGTAGCAGGAAAATCACCTTCATCTACAATTTATGGTTCATATCGTACATTAGTATTAGGTGATGAAAATGCATCATTTTCATTTGGTGGAGTTACTTCATCAGATTTTTATGCTTTATCAATAGATAGAAATCGATATAAAGAATCCTTACTCCCAGGTTCTTTAACTCTTCGACTTTCTGGATCAATATCTCAATCAAGAGGAAGTGCTTTAACTTTAACTGATAATAGTCAAGTTGTAACAACTACTCAATTTAATGATGCAGGTAGAGTATTTCAAATAGTTTCTGGTTCAGCAGGTACAGTATTTACAGGAGTTAATAATAATGGATATTCATTAGCCTCAGGTTCATATGGTCTATTCTTACCAGATATTGCTACTATTTTACTAAATCCAAGAGCACTTACAGCTGGTGTAACAGGTGTTTCAGCTTCATTTTCAGGCTCATCATTAGGTTTATCTCCTCAAACTACAGCAAATGTAGATGGTAATAACCCAGGAAGATTAATTAAAGCAATTTCTTCATCAGCTATAACAGCTGCTAATGGTACTGGAAATTTACCATTTACATTAAATTCTCAAGAAAATATTACTTCAGATTTTGTATTTGTAAGACCTAGGAGCTCAGAATATAATTATTCATCAAACCCATCATTTATATCAGGTTCAACTGGCGAGGTACTTTATAACTCATTTATTAATAATCCACAGACATATATGACGACTGTAGGTTTATATAATGATACTAACGAATTATTAGCGGTAGCTAAATTATCAAAACCTCTACCAAAAGATTTTACTAAAGAAGCTTTGGTAAGAGTGAAACTTGATTTCTAAAATGGATGGGAGCTTGGAAACAACTATTAACGGAGGACGTAATTGTTGCCCCATTTGAGGTAAACAAAGGTTTTTCGTTTTCACGTGCTGAATTTACTGATACTAATGTTCAAATTAATAGATTATTAGCAGTTAGTGCTTCCTGGACTGAGAACCAAAATACTACAGGTGAAGCTGGGGGTGGTTCTGGTACTGAATATCAAGTTTTAGTTTACAACTCAATAAAAACATTATATTATTCTAATTTTTTATCTTCTAGTAGAGGTGATATTCCAGCATCTCAATCTCTTCTTCCAGGAGAAGATACAGCAGGAGATGTATTTTTTGGTCCCTCTACTTCAACAGGCAGGTATGAAAATTATCTACAAACTACATTAACTCAATCTAGATTTTTCCCTACAGGATCAGCTACTGCTTCTGTTGTTTCAATTCCATCTCGTTTATATGGTGATTATATATTACCTACAAGTTTTAGATACCAAGCAACAGTAGGAACTTCCTTTACAGCATATGATGATGGTAATGGAAATCTTTTAGCGTTAGCAGCCTCTGGTAGTATAATAAAAGATGAAAAAGTAGGTGATATCATATACCCTCAAGGAATGGCTATCTTTACTAACCAAGATTTAGCACTTAAAGGTATAACACAAACAGATACTGCAAATGTAGCATTTTCTTCATCTTATACTATGTACGAAAGTCAATGGAAAGCTACTATTGAAGAAAGTGAATTTAATTTCACTCAAAACCCATCATGCATTGGAGTAGCTAATAGCTCAGCAGGAGGTGGAGCTGAAGGTTACGGTATTTCAATTTATGGTCTTTCTGCATATGGAGCTACAAGTTTAGATGATAATTTCTTTAGTGCTCTTACTGATAGAGAAACATCTACTGGTGGTGCAGGAGCTTTAATTTTACCTTTTACAACAGGAAGTTATTTTCAACCCTATGTTACAACTATAGGATTATATGACGATAATCAAGAACTTTTAGCAGTAGGAAAATTATCACAACCTTACCCTCTTTCTAGAACAACAGACACTACTTTCTATATAAACATAGATCGATAATATATTTATTGGCAGATAAATTATGGCTAAAAAACTAAAAAACATATTTTCAGGAACAGATAAAGTTGCACAAACTTTTACTATCAATGCATGGCATGTTTCTCAATCTATAGACGCTTTTACAGGTGTTCAAGATTATGATATTAATTTAAGTGGTAGCTTTGCTATGACTGGTTCTATTTATCATACTGGTATTGATAGTGCTGCTGGAGCTGCTGCAAGTGTTTTAGTTAGAAATAATTCTACAGGTAAATATCATATTACAGGTTCTTATGCAGCTGGTAGTGGTCCTGCAGGAGCACAAGGTGCAGCAGGCGCTCAAGGTAATGCTGGTTCTAGTGGTTCATCAGGTTCATCTGGTTCATCAGGTATTTCAGGTATAAATGGAGCTCAAGGTGCTGCAGGTGCTCAAGGTGCTGGGGGTACAGGTTCAAGCGGCTCATCAGGTACCTCAGGTGCTCAGGGTGCATCAGGTTCAGGTTCAAGCGGTTCATCAGGTATTTCAGGTGTAAATGGTGCACAAGGTGCTGCAGGTGCTCAAGGTGCTGGGGGTACAGGTTCAAGCGGCTCATCAGGTACCTCAGGTGCTCAGGGTGCATCAGGTTCAGGCTCAAGCGGTTCATCAGGTATTTCAGGTGTAAACGGAGCGCAAGGTGCAGCAGGCGCTCAAGGTGCATCAGGCTCAGGCTCAAGCGGTTCATCAGGTTCATCTGGTTCATCCGGTATTTCAGGTGTAAATGGTGCACAAGGTGCTGCAGGTGCTCAAGGTGCATCAGGCTCAGGCTCAAGCGGTTCATCAGGTACCTCAGGTGCTCAGGGTGCATCAGGTTCATCTGGTTCATCAGGTATTTCAGGTATAAACGGAGCTCAAGGTGCAGCAGGTGCTCAAGGTGCATCAGGTTCAGGCTCAAGCGGTTCATCAGGTTCATCTGGTTCATCAGGTATTTCAGGTGTAAATGGTGCACAAGGTGCTGCAGGTGCTCAAGGTGCATCAGGTTCAGGTTCATCAGGTTCAAGCGGAACTTCAGGTGAAACAGGTGCTCCAGGCTCAAGCGGTTCATCAGGTTCATCTGGTTCATCCGGTATTTCAGGTGTAAACGGAGCACAAGGTGCAGCAGGTTCAGGTTCAAGCGGCTCATCAGGTACCTCAGGTGCTGGAGTTGGTGGTTTTACTTCCGAACCAAATGATAACCCAGGGTCAAACTTCCCTGATACAGTAAATGGATCTACTGCATATACTTCAGCAGGATTTATAGCAATTACTGTAGGTGCTACTACTTATTACGTTCCAGCATACACTCAAGGAGGATAATATTATGGATTGGTATTATAAAGGCGAGGCAATGACCTCAGTAGAGGATTTTCCTCCTTTAACATTTGGGTTTGTATATAGAGTAACCCATGAGCCATCAGGTAAAATCTATATTGGTAAAAAAGTATTACAATTTACTCGTAAAGCTAAATTAACAAAAAGAGATTTAGCATTATATGAAGGTGAAAAAGGTCGCAAACCTTCATTTAAAAGAGTAGTTAAAGAATCTGATTGGAAAACTTATTATGGTTCACATAAAGAAATTTTAGCATTAATTAAAGACGGTAAACAAGAAGATTTTAAACGAGAAATTTTAACTTGTGTTCCTACAAAAAAGTTATTAACTTATGAGGAAACTAAAGCATTATTCATCTATGAAGTATTAATTAAACCAGATGAATATTTTAATGATAATATTCTTGGTAAATTTTTTAGAAAAGATTTTGATTAAATAAATATAACAATTAGGTTATATAAAATTATTTCCGTACATTTACCTATATGGTAAACCATTTATTAGTTAACATTGTAAATTCGGTTTTAGGAGTTGGAAAACCAACTGCAAGAGGTAATCAGGCACACAATTGTCCTTTTTGTCATCATGCTAAACCTAAATTAGAAATAAACTTTTCTGAAGGAAAGAAAAACCCATGGCATTGTTGGGTTTGTAATAAAAAAGGTACCAATCTAGTTACTCTACTTAAACAAGCTAAAGCCCCAGCAGATAAAATTGCTGAAATTAAAAAGCATGTATCTTATGTAGATTACCGAAATGCTGATATTAAAGTTGAAGCAGTTAAGTTACCTAAAGAATTTAAAGCATTTACTCAAATGAGTAAAAGTGATATGACTGGTAGACAAGCGGTAGCTTACCTTAAACGTCGTAAAATAACTAAAGCGGATATACTGCGCTACAATATTGGTTATTGCGAGGGTGGTGTCTATGATAAGATGATCATAATACCGTCGTATTCCCACGAAGGAACGCTAAATTACTTTGTGGCTCGTAACTTCAATGAGCATAGCCCTGTTAAGTATAAAAACCCACCAATGAGTAAGGATATTGTACCCTTTGAGTTGTTTATTAATTGGTCTTCCCCACTTGTTTTATGTGAAGGAATGTTTGATGCCTTAGCAATTAAACGAAATGCTATCCCTCTCTTAGGAAAACACATCCAGAGAGAATTAATGAAAAAAATCGTTACCTCACAGGTACAAAAAATATATATAGCTTTAGATAAGGACGCTCAAAAAGATGCCGTTAAGTTTTGTGAATATTTAATGAATGAAGGTAAAGAAGTTTACCTGGTTGATCTTGAAGAAAAAGACCCATCTGAAATGGGATTCAACTCAATTACCAATCTCATTCAAAAAACAACACCATTAAGTGAATATGATTTAATGGCTAAAAAATTACAATTTGTATGAGTAAGAAAGTTTTAAAAAATTCTTACAAGCGTATTTTGGAAGTATCTGAGGATGCTAAACAGATTACAATGCCCGATTCCCGTTATTACCAACGTAATGGTGAATTTTATCCATCCATTACCTATGTTTTAGGAGCTTACCCAAAAGGTAAATTTTTTGAAGATTGGTTAAAAAAAGTAGGTTATGCTTCTGAGCACATTGTTCGTAAGGCATCAGACCAAGGTACTGAAACACATGAGATGATCGAAGATTATCTAAATGGTAAAGAATTAAATTTTTTATCTAAATCAGGTCACCCTCAATACGATACATTAGTTTGGCAAATGTTTTTACGTTTTGTTGATTTTTGGGAAGAATATAACCCAAAACTTATTGAAACCGAAGTCCACTTATTTTCAGATGAAATTAAAGTAGCAGGTACTTGTGATATGGTATGTGAAATTGACGGTGAATTATGGATTATTGATTTTAAAACATCAAATCATTTACAAACAACATATGATTTACAAACAGCAGTTTATGGTAAATGTTATGAAGAATGTTATGGTAAAACTCCTGATCGTTATGGTGTTTTATGGTTAAAATCTAGTAAACGTAAAGCTGCAGAAGGTAAAATTCAAGGTAAAGGGTGGGAAATGTATGAATCAAATCGTAGTCAAGAAGAAAATATTGATATTTTTATGACTGTAAAAAAATTATTTGATTTAGAAAACCCAAAACATTCCCCAGTATTTACAGAATTTAAAACATCAGCTAAAAGAAACCTATAATATTTATTATAAACACGCGTTTATGATTTCATTAGTAAAAATTCTCCTAGAGGCAAAAGATGCCCCTAAAGCTGTTATCCTAGCAGGTGCACCCGGTGCAGGTAAATCTTCAATAGCAGGAGATATCATCTCAGGAATGGGACTTTCTACTCTTAACATAGATGATGAATTCATTAAAAATTTAAAAGATGCTGATGTGTCTTTAGATTTAAAGAATGCAGATGCTGAAGATAGAAGTAAATCTGCTAAAGCAATGCAAGCAGCAATGAAATCATATAATGCTAAATTATCACAAGAAATTGAGCAACGTAAAAATATTGTAATTGATGGTACTGCTGCTTCATATAAAAAAACAGAAGAACTTAAAAATACCCTAGAATCAGCTGGTTATGAGGTATTTATGGTTTATGTTTATGCTTCATTAGAAAGATCTTTAAAGAGAAATGAAGAAAGATTTGAACGCTCTGGAGGTAAAGATAGAAGTTTAATGCCTGGTATTGT